CAATTTACCAAACACACCCTGTAAGGTTGCAACAGGTAAGGGTATGCACTACTACTATAATAACCCTGAAAACTTTACGACCTATGTAGCAAGAAGAACCGATACATCAGATCCAGCCAAACTTATTGATATAAGAGGAGAGGGCGGCTTGATTATCGCACCATATAATATTCATGCGACAGGTGCGATATACGAGCCAAAGTTTATTGAAGAGTGGGATTGGCATGATACAAATGATCTGCCTGACCTGACAAAAGAACATTGGGTGATGATTACAGGTGTAGATAAAGTAAACACCAAAGCAATATCCCAACCCTTTGAACTGACAGGTGTGGTTCAAGGTAGTCGTAATGATAACGCGGCAAGATTAGCTGGCAACCTTATAGCAAAAGGCGTATCAATAGAAATGGTTGAGTTCTTCGTACAGTCTTGGAATCAACAAAACAAACCACCTTTACCTAGATCGGAAGTATCAACTACAGTAAACTCAATACAAAAGACACACGACAGAAAGAACCAACAAGCGCCAGCTTTCATACAACGTACCTACAACGTGAAAGAACCAATAGACCTCTACGAACCACCAGGCATACTTAAAGATGTATACGAGTATTCTGAGGAGATAGCGCAAATACAACAACCTTCATTATCTTTGCAGACTTCACTTGCTTTAGGTTCGGTAGCACTTGGTCGTATGTACAAAACAGATATGAACAACTTCTCGTCTTTGTTCTTTATGTGTATTGCAAAATCAGGACAAGGCAAAGAGAACGTCAAGACAGTTATAGAAACCATACTAGAAGGGGCGGGGTTTGAAGATTTAATGGCAGGGGATGGTTATACGTCTAGTGGCGCGGTATACAGTTTACTGCGCCATAAACCAACACACGTAACCGTTATGGACGAATTTGGTAAAAGGCTAGAGTCAATATCCAAATCAACCAATTCAAACAAGGAAGACGCTATACAGGTGCTTATGGAGGCTTGGGGGCGCTGTCACGGTACTTTAAGGCCAGACAACTACTCTATGATGACCTTTACTCAAAAACAGCAACAGGAGGCTTTAGATCGCCATACAATTAAACCAGCGATTACTTTGGTAGGTATGTCAGTTCCGAGAAACTTTTACGGCGCTTTATCAACAGGACGTATTGTTGATGGATTCTTAAACAGGTTCATCGTAGTTGAATCTAAACTACCCAGAACGGTGGGGAGAATGGTCCCTTATATAGAACCATCTTACAAAGTATGTGAATGGTTGAGACAAGTTAGAGCGCCTATGAACGATATGGAGGAGATAGCAAGAGACAATGCAGAGATGAATCTCAGTCAAAGAGTAATCGGATTTGATGACGACTCAAAGGCGCTTTTGAATAAGCTTGCACATGATCTTGTAGAGCAACAAAACAAATTAGAAAAAGACGGACTAGAAGTTTTATTATCTAGGACAAGAGAGAAGGCGATGCGTTTGGCTTTGATATGCCAACTAGCAGATAGACCAAATTCAAAAAAGATTACAGGAGATATGACTCAATGGGCAATAGACTACGTGTACTACTACGATCAGTTGATGGTAGCTACGTGTGAAGACAAAGTAGCTGGCTCTGAAATGGAAAGTCGTATCAAACAAGTATTAAGCTTTATCAGGACTCAAGGGGAAATGGGTATAAGCAAAAGAGATATTGACCGTAAGGAAATATTTAGATCAATGAAGTCTTTTGAAGTAAAAGAAATAATCAACAGACTTATCAACGCTGGAGAAGTACAGGAAAAAGATGTGCGCGTGAAACAGACAGGCAGACCGATGAAACGTCTGGTGGCAATAGATCCTAACTTCTTTGAAGATTAATGGAGGTAATTATGATGGCCAAGCCAAAGATGGAAACGATTAACGATCAAAAACGAGAGGAACGTGTAGCAGGATTTATAGAAGGATTATGGGGAGTTAGATGTCATAAACTACCAGTTTCTTATGGACTGGACTATTGGTGTGAAAGCAAGGGCAGTTCTTTTTGGATGGAAGTAAAGTGTAGAAGCTTTGGTATCAACAAATACGAAACGCTTTTGTTGAGCGCATCTAAATTAAGAATGGGAGCTGCTTTGTCCCTTGCAACGAACAGACCATTCGTTCTAGTGTTTGCAATGACTGATAGTGTGTACTCACATACTTGGGATAAAAATAAAGTATATGACGTTAGATTCGGTACAGTCGCTGAACCGCAATTACCAGAGGATTCAGAACCATACATACATCTTCATAAAAAAGACTTAACGTGTTTATCGGACAGTGCTTTAGGATTTGATAGAGACGAGTTAGGTCTAACCTAATCTTTCAGCCAGTTCTTGATCTTGTGGATTGGGTAATAACGTAGGTCCAGGCGTCCTTGTTCTAGTTACTGGTGCGGCAGAGGTTACGTTAGGTAAATCTAAATCAATGGTAGCTGGGACTGCCATTTGATTTATTATCTCGCGCGCTTGTTCTTGCACGCCACGTTCTTGTAAGTCTTTTGTTATGTTTTGTCCAGTCTCTTCAGCTCCTCTAGCTAACGCTGAAAAACCTCCAATCCTTAAAGCTTGCTCTGTTGCGTCAAGGACTTGTCCAAGCGCTGATTTATCAGATCTAGCCAATAAAGATACTATTCTTGGATTGGCAAAAAGCGTTTTATAAATAGTCAAAGTTGCAACTGTAGGTAAAAGATTAAGATTAAAAAATCCTGCTGCCAAAGTACCAGCTACAATTGAACCTGCTCCAGTCCTCTCTGCACCAGAAACTGTTGTGTTAATAGCTCTTGCATATCCGCGTAATGCACTGGACAATTCTTTGCCAAACATCGCTTCTAATGTCTCATCACCGTAAGAATCTAAAGCCCTTTGAAAATTACCAGGTTTAAATATTTCTGTTAAGTCAGTACCACCAGGAGTCATTGATTTTTGTATTAGTGTCTCAAGTGCCTCATCTTGTATATTTAAAAAAGCCTCCTCAGATATTTCAGCACGAACTTGATTGATTGCTGGCGCGCTGTTAGGTCTAAATACTGTTCTAGTTATTAATTCTGGTGATGCTCGTTCAACATTTGCAAGCACTCTGTTCTGTTCAAATTTTAATAAATCGTCGCTTGCTTTAGCTTTTGCTTTTAAAGCAGTAGCAAAATCATCAAAGGTTGTCGATACATCCTCTGGTCTAAAAGGTCCAACTCTAGGTACTTCAGGGCCAGTTAACCTGATTTTATCTGCCAGATCATATATTTCTTTTGCTTGCAACTTCGGGCTATAAGAATTGAATATGTCCAAAGCTTGCATCGTTTTGTCGTAGTTATTACCTAATAGCGGTCTAAGTGTAGCACCGTATTTTTTAATATTACCTACATACTTAGAAGGGTTAAAAACACCTGTTACTGGGTCTGTGGCAGTATCAACTGCATCTTTAAAAAGCCTTCTTACAAGCTCTGTGCTTAAACTAGCTTTTACAGCCTCACTACTTTTTCCTACAGCCTGTTGTCCTGCTGCATTTAAAATAGTTTGCATGTCACCAGATGCGTTAGCTTTTACTATATGATTATAAACGTCATCTGCGTTTATTTTGTTGTTTTTAATATTTTGAACAATTGCGGTATGAAAAGGTTTTTGAGCTTCAAAATAACTTTTGTTTAAAGATCTATAAGAATCAACGGCAGCCCTCAAAGCTATTTTTTCTCTATCTCCTACCAATGTTTTTGCACTCACTAACAAATCATCAGGTAAGTTAAAAAGTATATTATCCAAATCATCTGCAATTTCTTTTAAGAAAAAACCTTGTTCCCCACCATTTAAAGTAGAAGTCATACGAGAGTTTGCTAAAGCTGATCTCATTTTAATAAGTTGCGCTATGGTGGGACCTCCTGCTTTTTCTAATTTACCACCCTCTTTTATTAACTTATATAAGCCTAGAACTGTTTTTAAATTTGTGTCTTCATCTAAAGTCAACAAAAGTAGGTCGTCAGTTTCTATTCTTTTTTCTATTTTTTTTCCCAATTCATCCAGTTTTATTTGTACTTTGCCACCAAAGTTTTCTGCTATTTCTCTGTCTATACTGGCAAAGACATCGTCATATTGTTGTTGAAAATCTGCTTGTAAAGATTTGTATGAGTCTTTGATAGTTTTTTGCACACTACTTCCCAAGGCAGCTTTATCTGAGGCTTGCAAAATAGGACCAAACCCCCCTGTCTGCTCAGATAGATCTTGCATCATTTTGTTTAAATAGTTTGTAACTTCGTTTTGCGACTTTTCTAATTGCGCTTTTTTAGCTGCTATCTCAGTTTGCGCCAGTCCAGAGTCTTCAATACCAGTTGCGTCTTTTAAGGCGGCTCTGTTATCGGCTAATTTTTTTCTAAGTTGAGCCAACATCGCCATGTTGTAATTAATCAAACCACGTTCTCTGCCTTGTTTACCTGCAATAGTCTCACCTATGCCTTGCATCCTGCCTGGTATGGCTCTGCCTAAAAATTGTTGAGATACGGCTGCTCTCGCACCTAAATCTTTTATTTTGCCAGCTTTAAAAGCTCTAGCAATATCCTTCTCTGTAGCTAGTCTACCCAAGTCTTGATCAAGTTTTAAGACATCATTCATGTCGTATCCTTTACTCACTACGTAAGCATCTCTTATATTTTCGACTGGTGCTTTTTTACCAAAAAATGCTGCAAAACCTGTACCTATTGCCTCACCTACACCTTGCCCAAGAAAGCCGTACAAAAATTCATTTTCCATCAAATCTTGAACTTCTTCTGCTGATTGCAACTGTATGCCTTGTTGCACTTCAAACGCCTCTTCGGCACCCTTACCAGTGGCTGTTCCTAAACCTGCTGCGACCATTCGTGATAGACGATCATTCCTTAAAAGTAATTTTAAAGCTTTAACTGCCCTTACATGTGGAGAAAGAGCTGCAATAGCACCAAATATAGGGCCTGCAATACCAGCTAAGTCCGTAAAATCACCAGAGGAAAAACCTCTTTCGTCTATGACAACATTTTGATCTGTAAAATCATCTACACTAAATAAACCTTGTTCGGCTAATTTTTTTTGACCGTCAGGTGTCAAAGCAAGATCACCTTTAGTGTTATATATGAAACCTTTTTCACCAGCGTAATTTTTAAGGATATTTTCCTTTTCCAACTCTCTGCCTGCCTGATCTCGTCCTTCTGCTATACCTAATAAAGAACGTAGTTTTTTATTTTTTAAACCCTTTTCGTAATCAAAATAAAAATTATCAAAAGCTGGCGACGCTTCTTTTCTAGCAAGCTCTGCTTTAAGTATTTTGAGAGCATCCTGTTGATTTTCTGCTTGTATAGGAACTGTCAGATCATCTGTTAGTTTGAAATTAAAGGTAGGCATGTTATTTGAGTAACTCTAAGCTTCTTACATCAATATCAACAACTTCAGACAAACTTATACCTGATCCTTTTGTGGGATCAGACTTCAGTATCTTATCTATTAGAGATATGTAAGGAGATACGGCTTGTATTCCAACGCCCTCGTAAACTGGATTTTGTATAAGATCGTAACTTGAGCTAATAGTTCTTTGTTTCTCTCTGTTACTGTCTATTAAATCATTTCTAGCTTTACGTAACTTTTTGGCTATTTGATCAGGTGGAGTAAACAAATCAATTTCTCCAAAAATTTTGTCAACTATTTGCCTATCCAAATCAGAAATAGTTCTACCAGATTCTTGTAAAATGTCTCTAATACTTCTTTGCTTGACTTGATTTATGGCTTGTTGTATTTGTGTTGCATCTGATGTGTCAAAATCTCTACCAAGGAAAGTTTTAAGTTTATCCATAGCAATATTAAACTGTCCGCCTAATCCAGATACAGCAACCCCTCTTTGTTCTGCTGTAGTGAATAAATCAATTAGTTCATTCATTAAACCTATTGATGACTCGCCACCTTCATATTCTTTTATTACTTTATTTAAATCTGTAACTTGTGTATTCAAACCTTTTATGTCCGAGGGTGAAAGTGCAGAACCCCCTTTTTTTAACATTTCTTTGAGTAATTCTGCTTCTCTTACAGCTTTCAGAGCTTCCTCTTGTGCTTTTTCTTCAGCAGCCGCAGCAGCACCCAAAGTTACACCTCCAGCAAATTCACCAGTGCTGGCCAAACCTTTACCTATATTTCTTACAAATCTTATAAAATCTGGACTACGCGTAAATTCAGCAAATCGAGACTCTTTGGTTTTTTCAATTTTTGGCGGGTCTTGGCCTGGAGGTGTTTCACCAGTTGTTTCATCAGTTGTTTCATCGGGCGGTGTTTCTTCGTCTGTTGGTGGTCCTTGATCATCTTCGCCACCACTTTCTAAAACTGCTTCATCAGCTAGGGAATCTGGCGTTTCTAAATTTTCTTCCTCGTCCTGTTGTTGTTCTGCGATTATTTTTGTATCAGTTTTTGTGCTAGTTTCCTCTACTTCTTCTAAATCTGATGCTATTTGATCAGGATTGATACCTGCTGTTATCAAAGTTAAACGGTCTATTTCTTCTTTTGTTAATCCGCCCCTTTCAAAGTAACCTGGTGATTCACTAAATCTGTCGCCTTCAAAAAAATCTTGTATTTCACCTGCTTGCTCTTCTCCTAAAATAAAATCCAAACCACCAGCTATTCTTTCACCACCTTCCATCAAGGCATCCCTACCTTTTCTTACTAATTGGTAAAAAGAACTACCTATATCTTCTGGTGCAAAAAAACCACCTCTTCTTTCGGACGCACTTGGCTCATAAGGATAACCGCTAAATAATCTATTAAGTCCTGGTTCATCTCTTGCTATAAATTCTTCTAGTGCCTTTTCAACATTCGCACCTCTTTCTATATCTGGTGAATTAAATATCCTATAAAGTCTCGTATCAACAGCAGAACCTTCTTGTATATTTTTAATACCTTGAGTGAAATCTATAATCCTACCGTCACTCAACCTTATTTCGTTTGGTCCTATTTTTCTATCTACTACTTGTGGTAAATCTTCTAAGTCAAATTTAGATAAATCAGGTAATACTAAGTTGGGCTGCAAAGCTTGTTCTGTAGGTCCAAAATCGTCAAGTGTTTCAGAGCCAATTGCTTGTATGTCTTCTGAAAAATCTGGTATTTGTAAATCTGAAATCGTTTTGTCTGGTGTAAAAAACCCTCCTATAACGGGCGGTACAATATTTGTTAAAGTATTGGCTTGGGTGCTTATTGCATCTAAATCAGGGTCTGGATTAATAATAGTTAAAGGCCCACCCACTTCTCTAGCTATACGTTCAATTGTGGCAAAACCTAAATCTCTAGGAAAAGGTACACCCATACGTGCATAATCAGATTGTAATTTTTCTAATATTTGTACTGGAGCTAAACCACTTCTTGATAGATTTGCTATTTCAGTAGTGACATCAATTAGCGGTTGATTGACCACATCTCCAGCAGCAAACATTCTTCTATTTAAAATGTTCATACGTCTCCAAAATATCCCTGAACTGGTCCGCCATAAGGATTGTATTGGTTAAAAGGATTTTCTTTTATTGGACTGTTAAAAGGGCTGCCTATATCGAAAGGCATCGCTTGATTAATTACTGCTGGTACCGTAGGTTGTGCTGGTTGCGCTGGACTAACAAATTGGGGTTGGGCAGTTTGGTTAAATGCTGCGGGTATTGCTCCGCCAAAATTTTGAGGGTTGTATACTTGATTTCCAGCACCATCAGGTGTGGGTGTGGGTGTAGGAGTCGCTGTAGGAGTCGGTGTTCTTTTTTGATTTTGTGTTTTTGCAAAGTTCGCATACGTACTCAAAGCAGTGGACAGAGCTTGTACTTTCGGATCAGGTGGTTGTCTGAATTGAGTATCTACTTGCGTTGCTCCACCTTGATAAGTTGGTAAGAAGCCTTGAACGTAACTTGCGGCAGATGTAGGTGCAAATCTAGTCTCTAATTGTTGATCGTATAACCTTTGCAATCTTTGATCTGCAATACCACGTTGTAATCCACCTAGTCCTAACAATTCACTTCTTTCACTTTGTCCTAATCTTTGTAAATCTTCTCCTAAACTTCCAATGTTTCTACCATATCCAGCGATGTCTGCTCCTATATTTCTTGAAAGTCCAGATCTCCTGCCGCCTATACCACCTAATTGGGTTGCGAAACCAGACAAATTACCTGCAAGCCCCTCTAAACCTCGCACTCTTCTGCCAAATTCATCAACGCCCAATCTTTGTGCCTCTGTAAATCCTTGCCTTCTAATATCTGATAAAGCTTCGCCTAAACCTCTACCTAAAGCCCTACGCCTATCTGCTGCACTTAATCTAGCTCTCGAACCAAAAGCAGATTCTCCGCCTGTTTGTATGTCTCTAGTCCTAGCGTCAATATCTGCAAGTTCACCAGCTTTAAAAACGTCATCAATAGTTTGTTGAACTACTCTTTGTTCAAAAGGGTTGTAGAACTGGGTGGCAAATCTAGGATCGTATCCCATACCTGCTGCTCGTCTTGCAACATCAGTCGCCTCCCCGATGAGTGCTTGTTCTCCAGCAAAATAAGGTTGAGCTATATCTTCAGCTCGTAATGATCTAGCTATAGCTTGTTGTAAGTTTTGAAGGTTAGTATCTAAAAAAGGTTGAAAAGAGCCTATTCCGCTCAAAGCACTTTGTATAGCTCTCGTTTCAATAGGATCTAAATCTACAGTTTCTCTTAGTATCGCAGGCGCTCCGTAAGCCTTATTCGCAGCTGCTATAGCTTGAGATATTATTCCTGGTGTATCAGGAGAACCAAAATAAGCCTCTCTGATAAAAGGATCAGATATTGTTTCCCTTCTATCTATACTTGTTGCTACTGGATTTCTTGATCTCGCCATTACATACCTTCAAAAATTGTCATCAACTCGCGCATATTTTTCACACCTTCTTCTCTTGAGGGCTTGCCACCTTTTACTAACTCAATGCCTGACTTATTTTTATTTACGTTGAAAGCACCTGCTCCTCTAGTAGCTTTGGCAGTCATTACAAATTCACCGTCGCTCAACATAGCTGGTATGTCATCGGAAGTTCCTGTGCCTGGTCCTATAGATTCTCCTCCTTCACGTAAATCTAGTTCAGCTACACCACCTACTGCAAACGCTTGTCTTTGGCCCATATTAGCTATATCCAAAACAGCTGGTTGGGGTGCCAATCCAAACTCTCCTCTAGACCCGCCTGTTCCTAAATCAGAGGCCAGCTGATATCTGCCCAAAGAATCCATTGTTACTTGCGGAGTTAAAGATAATCCCCCTTCTCTTTCTTTTGCATCATCGTACACAGCTTTAGCTAACAAAGCTGTAGCCCCTAATCCTAATCCACCACCAGGATAAGATCCTATAGCTTCGCCTATTTTACCTGGTATGGCTCCCATATTAAGAAAGCTCAAAGGGCCAGTACCTTTGTTTGGATCCACGTTAAATAATTTATCTGCAACACTATCAGGTCCAAATAATCCGCTAAATTGTGGTCTTGGAGACATCATTTGATTGTATTGATTTACTGAAATGTCTTGCATTGTATTTTCATTTCTATAGCCAATTACATTTCCGTTTTGATCCATAATAGGAGTGTATTCATCTTGTTGTCCTACACCTCCGCCAAACAAGCTACCTATACCTTTACCGATATTACCAAATAGACCTACTTTGTCTTTACCAGGCAATATAAATTCACCGATGTTACCAAATAGCCCCACCTTGTCTTGACCAGGCAATACAAATTCTTTGGCTCTGCTGAATAATCCACCTAGACCGCCTGACCCACTTTCTATTGGATTTATACCTGGTGTTGCTTTAGCGTTTCCAAACAAGCTACCTAGCCCTGAACCTTTGCCCATTTTTCCAAAAAAACCTTTTGGACCAGAACCTAATGAAGCCAAAGCTAAAGGGCTTGCCTTGCCTCTAGCAACATCAGCAATTGTTTGCACTCTGTTTACAGTGGCTGCGACTGCTCCGATAGGCCCAGGTACAAATTGCAAAATCGGGGCTGCTTTACGAGCTATTTTTTTGACAGCTTTAAAAGCTTTTTTTAAGAAAAATTCAGGCATACCCGTAATAGGATTTATAGACATACCTCGTCCAACTGTATATTGATTTGGATCCAATCCCGCATCAATCATTTCTTGGTCCAAACGATTTTGCAAATCTTGCGAAATGACGGGTGGTATAACCCTTTCTCCTAATGCAACGTGAGCTAGAAACTTATCTTCATTTCTGCCCAATGATGCAATGCCTGTTCCTGATGTATCTATTCTATTCATTTGTATCCAATTCTACTGTTTTTAATGTTTTTGTTAAATAAAATTCATTTCTAAATATTCTTTTTTGTCTTCCCAACAGGGGCGCGATATTAGCCAAAAAACTAATAAATAACGGTTTCCTGATTGTACAGCGAGTCCTCGGTGCATGTGAGTAAAGCTAGGAAAAATTAAAGCGCTGCCTGTTGGAAGTGGATTTACAATACCTCTACCTTGAAATTCTGTACCGCCCCCCTTGTATTCACCTGTATTTAAAGGTACAACGACGCTTATATCTGCACTTGCGTCGTGATGCCAAGCTCCTTGTTTTTTGTCTTTTATATTGTAATTAGCTATTTGTATACCGCCGTCAGTGACCATTCTGCCCCAAATGCCCATAAATAAAGGGTTAAGAACAGTTAGGACTACATTCAACAAAGAAAGATATAATTCAGGTATATTATCTTGTAAAACTATCTCTGGTATTTGTCTAAGTACGTCTTCGTCCGTATTAGGCTCAAAATTAAAATGTTGTTTGATATTTTCTAGTTCGTCATTGAATATATCACAAAATGTTTCTGAAAAAATGGGTGCGGTATATACATCCTTTAATGGTTCTTTAATAATCTTATGTAGGGGTAAATTTTCTAAACTATCTTGCCCTTTTGATTTTAAAAAACGTACTATATCTAATTGTGATTCCTTAATAGCTGTGAAAGTTTTATCCTGTATGAACCAATCAGCAGGTTGGGTGAGAAGTAAATTTTTTACTTCATAAGTTGTATTTGTGCGTTCTAAAGCCTGCATATCAAATCTCTATACTTGTCGCTCCGTTGTTTCTGACAGTTACAGAACCCAGTTCTGATTGCAGTTCAAAGCCCCTCGGATCCCTCGGCGTATGAAGCTGTACCCATTTGTTGCCTGTATATACTTGCAGGACTCCAATAGATGTGTTCCATACTACATCACCTTGGTTAAATTTTAAAGAACCAAGCTCTGTATCGTTGAATTGTGGCGTAGAATCTGGATCAAATGTTCCTAAGTTGAGTTCTAATATTCTTGTAAGTCTGTTGAATGTCTCTTTGCTTACAGACGGTTGTACTTCTGTAGGTAATCTTGTTTCTAAAAGTTTGCTCATCTTCTGCCATCGGTTTTAACATCCATTCTAGTATCTCCTAAACGCCATCCTATAGATAAATTACCATTTGATGTCGCGTCATCATTTGATTCAAAACGAACAACAGCTTGCCTACCGCGCGCTCTTAAATTAACTTTTTGGGTATTAGAACTTATTTCGTTAGTTGATTCTGTAGTCAAGGTATCACCAGGGAAGTTTCTGACTTTTGTAACTACGTTTAAAGAACCAGCGTTAGCATCTTCCAAAAACTTTACGTCAGGTATTATTGATGATATTTGATTAAATCTATCACCATCTCCTATGTCAAAATCACTTGATTCTACAAATACGTTAGTCATCGCGGTTCCATCGTCGTCAAAACCAACCTCATGTTGATAAAGCACTCCGCCGTCAGTAGCTTGAGGAAATGATTCAACACCTGAATCTAGCCAAACAGTTCTTACCAATTGTCCGTAGTACCAAACTTTTTGCTCAGTATTATAGATGACATAACGATCTATCTCTGTACTTGAAGCTGATGGATAAAACCACCCAACTTCGTTGTGTTCATTATTAGTAAAAGCTTGTATTTTGAAAGCTTGACCTTGATTAAGATCGCCAAAAACATAATTGTGAACGCTGCAAGGTAATTCTTGCACAGTGCCGTTATAAATATAAAAATTACCGTAGCTCATAAAATAAACACCAGTTGCCGACGTAATCGCCGCTTTGGGTCCTATTAATCCAGATCTTTCGTTTATTAAATTTATACTGAAAGTAAGTGGTGATCCAACAAACTGCATTGAATAAACGGATGTGTCAGTAAATATAATTATCTCTTGTCTTGATTTTACACCCCCCACAATTGAAGACCCTGATGAAAGCCTTACAGAACCTGCTGTATTTGTAATTAGCGGTTCAAATTCAAGTTCATTTTCTTGATCAGAAAACGCTACAAGCATAGGATCAACACTACCTGTACGTGTTGTGCCAGATATAGCGTCAGCTCCTAAAACTATTAAATGCCTGTCTACCTCTGAGGTCAAAACTTGTAACCCCACTGTGGGTACTAAGTTAGCTCCTGACACATTTGATAATTCAACGGCCCTCGTTCCCGTGCCGTTGTTTTCTACCCATCTGTATATACCTCCGCCTCTTGTATTGATGATTAAATTCTCACCAAAATTATCATGTGTCCAAAGTCTTAATTGATTATTTCCGCCTAATGCAGTGGCTGACCCCCAACCACTCGAACCCCAAGTACCAACACCCCACCCAGTTGATTGCACGTATACATCTAATCCTATATTTATTTGATAAACAGCATCTGTAGATGAACCGCCGTTACCAGAATCACTAGAGTTAGCCGTTACCGTTGAACCTGAAGTATCTTTAGCAGTTATAGTATATGTATTAGAGTCAGTCACCAAATCTATCTGGTATTCTTGGTTTAATACAGTTGCCGTTACATTTCCACCTAAAGACACTGCGCTAGAAAAAGTTACAAAGTCTCCGTTCACAGCACCGTGACTAGCATCAGTTACTGTTACGGTAGATGAACCGTTTGTAGCGGCGAATGTAGCAGCGTTGGTGGTAGTTTTACGTGTCGGCGTAACATCAGCATAGGCTGTACCATCTTTTATATAATATTTGAGATGTGTGCCAACTCCTAAGTATTTATTGCCACCTAATGAAATCCAATTATGCAAAGCACGAGCTGTTCCTAAATAAGTGCTATCCGTTAATTTTTGCCAACCTCCAAATTTTTCAACTCTGCCATCTCGGAATCTTATCAAATTACAATCAAACCAACCTCCTTCATTGCTATAAGCAGTTCCTTCTCTATTTATACCAGGTCTAAAATCTACTTTTGAAAATGGCATTTATATTTTCTCCCATTCTTTACCTTGAAACAGATCAGCTTCAGCAGCGCGTCTTTTTACCAAGCCAGCTAAAACAACGCCGCCTGCTTTGTTCCATCTTTTTATTTGTTCAGGAACATCCTTATAATTTTTTTCATTAAGTACTTTCAGTAAAGTTGAATCTTTCAAATTATTTGGTCCCAAGTTATAAACCCAACAAACTAAGGCGTCAAACTGACATTGTTCTAGTGGTACTTTAATCATGTCATTTATGTAACCTTCGTATTCTGGAAGCTCCTCTTTCAAAAGATGATCTGCTTCCTCTTGATTTATTTGGTCACCTTCTTTGACGCCTTTTATTACGCCGTATCCAATCGTCCAAATACCTACGCTGTCTTGATAAGCCTCTAGCCTGCATCCCTCGTAGTTCTTTATTAGTGATACACCTTCTTCAGATATTTTCATATTAGTCGTCTTTGCTTGGTGTGTTTGAGGCTCCAAAATAAAAACTAATAATAGCTGAAGCTAAACCGCCTAAGTATCCTAATACAAGGTTGATCAAAGCTTCGCTATTCTGTTCTGGCGGTTGTATTGTGACTAAGAATATATAACCCATAAAACCTCCAATGACAGCTATACCTATAATTCTAGCAGTCCAATCTTTAGAAAATGTTGACCTAGCGTTTTGTGTATCTTGTACTTCTAGCTTAAATACATCTA